CGAAAGAAAAAACGCGCACGGGTTTTGGGACACTTTTGGCCTTGTTCGCGCGCAACGCGCACAAATCGAACTCAGTAGCCTACTGAGTCCCGCGCTCTTGAACGGGACTACAAACGGGCGGTTTCTCCGGGATGGGGTTACAGGGAGGGCCGAAAATGGGACGTAGAGGACCGTCGCCGACTCCGACGGAATCGCTCAAGCGCCGCGGATCATGGCGGGCAAGAAAGAATCGGCAGGAGGGGCAAACGGAAACCCCTTTCAGGGAACCAGAAGCGCCGAAATGGCTCGACGCGAAAGCAAGGAACATCTGGCGAAGGGTTACGCGCCTCCTGCTCGATCAGGGGACGCTCGCGGAAATCGACGGTATGCTCCTGGCCCGCTATTGTAGGCTTTTTGTTCGTTGGCGCGATCTGGACGAGTTCATTCAGAACGAGGGGGAGACGTATCAGACCTGGAACGGTGCCGGAGACCTGTCTATGGTCCGCGTTTTTCCACAAGTGAAACTATGCAATGAACTCTCGACGCTTCTCCTCCGGATAGAGCAGGAATTCGGAATGAGTCCGAGCGCGCGGACTCGTATCAAGGCCGAGCAACCCGATAGGGAACTGGAAGAACGTGAAGAGAAACGGAAATTGCTCCGTATCGGTTGAAGAATGGAATGATCTCCTCCGGCTTCTCCCTAACTACGATCCCTGGGCGACTGCCGGACCTGGAGAATGGTTCGATCCCGACGAGGCAAGTCGCGCGGTTGTCTTTGTCGAGTCTATGCTCGTACATATCAAAGCGAGTTTTAGCGCATACGCCGGAGATCCGTTCATCCTGGAACGCTGGCAAAAGGGGGTTCTCGGGAATCTCCTCGGCTGGAAACGCGCGGATGGGACGCGGCGCTTTCGCGAAATGCTTCTCTACATACCGCGAAAGAATGGCAAATCCATGCTAGCCGCGGCGATCTGTCTCTATCTTCTGTTCTGTGACGGGGAAATGGGCGCGGAAGTCTATTGTGCCGCGGCGGATAGAGATCAGGCGGCGCTCGTTTTCGGCGTCGCAAAAGCGCAAGTATTGCGCGAGCCAGTTCTCCAGGAATCTTGCGAGGTCTATCAGAAATCGATAGCGATCGAACGCGCCGCGTCTGTTTTCAAGGCGATTTCCAAAGAAGCGAAATCGAAACACGGTTACAACGCGCACGGGGCGGTAGTGGATGAATTACACGCGCAACCCAACCGGGATCTAGTGGACGTCCTGTTCTCCAGTATGGGCGCCAGGAGGCAACCCCTCGCGATCTCCCTAACGACCGCGGACTATTTCCGTCCCTCAATCTGTAATGAAAAATACGATTACGCGAAAGGGGTTATCGAGGAACGAATACCTGATTCCGCATTCCTTCCAGTCCTATACGAATGCGCTCCGGAGGCGGATTTCGAGGATCCGAGAGAATGGGCCAGGGCTAACCCAAATCTCGGGGTTTCTCTCCAGGAGGAATACGTTCGGAGGGAATGCCTCAAAGCGAAATTCTCCCCTCCGTATCTGAACACGTTCAAGCGTCTACAACTGAACATTCGGACGGAGCAGGATGTTCGTTGGTTCCTCATGGAAAACTGGCGCAAATGCTTTGCCGAGTTCGATATCGCGGATCTGCGTGGAAAGATCTGCTTTGGAGGGATGGACCTTTCCAAGTCCCAGGACCTTAGTGCGGTTGCCTATTGGTTTCCGACCGAGCGGGTCTTTCTCGTCCGTTGTTTTGTGCCAGAGGATCGGATAGAGGAACGCGAAAAAAAGGATAACGTACCCTATCGGACCTGGGCGCGGCAGGGCTACATAGAGGCGACGCCGGGGAACGTGATCGACTATAATCGGATCAAAGCCCGCGTTATCGAGGACGGGCAGACCTTCCGGATCAAAGAGATAGCGTATGATAGACTTTTCGCGACGGAGATCGTCCAGGATCTCGGGGCCGAGGGTTTCGATATGATCGGATTCGGCCAGGGTTTCTATAGCATGGCGGCGCCGAGCGACGAACTGGAGGGAATGGTCCTAGCGCACTCGTTCAATCATCTGAACAACCCCGTTCTTACCTGGGCCGCGGGGAACGTTGCCGTAGAATTGGACGCCGCGGGAAACAAGAAACCGAGCAAGGCGAAGAGTACCGAGAGAATCGATCCGCTCGTCGCCTGCCTCATGGCATTAGGCCGAGCGATTTCAACCCAGAAAAAACGACAGTCCTCATACAAAAGCAGGGAACTAGGGGGAGTCTAATGTCCGAGAATGCCAAGGAACAAAAGGGGCCGACCGCGGTCCAGGTTTGGACGATGCGGGCGATTATCGTCGCGGCCTTTGGTCTGGTATTCTATGGAACGCTCCGGGAGTTTTCGCTCGGTTGGGCTTGCATCGTCCTCGGCGCCCTCCTGGTTATCGACTACAAACTCGGGTGAGGTAAGAAACGATGAAAAGCGCGGTTCAATTTCTGGCGGGCGTCGAATGGGAGGACGTCGGCGATCTTCGACATCCTCACTGGTGGATGAAAGAGGGTTTTGGAATCGCGGAATCCGACGCCGGGATCGACGTCTCGGAAGAGAAAGCCCTTACCCTGTCGGCGTATTGGGCTTGCGGTAAGGTGATTTCCGAGGATATCGCAAAACTGCCTTTTAACGTCTACGAGAGAGTCGTCCCGAGGGGCAGGATTCTACTCCGGGACGATCCCGTCCATCGTCTGTTGAACGTCCAGCCGAACCCGGAGACGACCGCGGTATCGTTTCGAGAGACGGTAACGTCCTGGGCTGTTTTCTACGGTAATGGATACGCCTGGATAAAGCGCGACGGAACGCGTCCGGAATCACTCTGGCAAGTCCATCCGCGGAACGTGCTGGAGATCGTCCGCGTCGAACCTGGGGAGATCTGGTATAAGGTCCAGAATCCTCCGAATACCGTGGACGAACACGGTCGCCCGATCCCCTGGGTCTTGATCCCTGCCGAGGATATGCTCCACGTTCGCGGGCTCGGAGGCGACGGGCTGAACGGCTGGAGCGTATTGCGCTACTCTGTCCAGAGCCTCGGCCTCGCCCTGGCCGCGGACAAGTATGGCGCGACGTTCTTTCGAAAGGGCGCGCGCCCTAGCGGGCTCCTCATGCACCCCGAGACGATAGACGAGGAGATCGAGGAAAACATCCGGGCAGGATGGAATAAGATCTATTCCGGATCCGGAAACACGGGTCAAGTCGCGATCCTCGGCGAGGGACTGGAATACAAGCAACTTGGCATCCCGAATAACGAGGCGCAATTTCTTGAGACCCGGCAATTTCAGATCGAGGAAATCGCGCGATGGTTTCGGGTCTCGCCGGTCAAGATCGGTCATAACCAAAACGTGCCATTCGCCAATATCGAAGCTATCAATATGATGCACGATAACGACGCCCTAATGGGATGGGCGCGGCGTTGGGAGGCGGAAACCGATATCAAACTCCTGGGCCAGGGTAGCGGCAAGGAGGCGGAACACCAATTTTCCGCGGGTCTGCGAGGCGATTCCAACAGTCGCGCGAACTATTTCCAGAAAGCCATTTTCTCCGGTCGGATGACTCCGAACGAATCGCGCGAATTGGACGGGCTTAGTCCTCGCGGGCCGGTCGGAGGTCCCGCGGACCAACTATATATGCAAGCTAGCATGGTCCCGATCGCGTCCCTCTCCGGAGGATCCTCCGCCTCCACGCCAAACGCTCCGGCGCCCGAGGACCGCGGCGAGGACGTTTCGGAAGAAAACTCCGTAGAGGGCAGGAGTCCCGTAGATTTCCGCTCCTACGCCGAGGGATTGCGTCCGATGTTTGAGGATGCCGCGGAGCGGGTCGTCCGAAAGGAGACGATCGCGCTAAAACGCAACGCCCGAAAGTACCAGGGCGATCCGGACGGTATGGCAAAATGGATTCTCAGATTCTACGGAGAACAGGAGCAATACATTTGCAACGCGTTCGACGCGCCCGCTATGGCTCTATCGAGCGGGGCCGCGCGCGTGGGCCTGGACGGTTGTCATTCGCAAGTGACCGATATCGTTTCCCGCGAGGCGCACGATTCGATAAGCAAGAGGACCGCGGAGGTCGCAAAGTCTTTCGTAGACGCTACTATTGACCAGTATGCAAACGAGATCGAGGACTTCGGCGCCTCTGAATTGGCCGAGCGAATCCTCATAGCGGCAACGGACGAAATCGTCGGAACCAATCAGGAGATATAGAAATGCCATATCCGACAGAGCATTCTTGCAGACTTCGGGAACCGCGGCAGGACGCCAGGACCGCGCGGACGACCAGGACGACGGAGGAAGGCAAGGACTACGACGTAATCCTCCAGCAGCAGCAGGACGGCAATATGGCAGATCAGGCATATCGCTATGGAATCGAGGAATGGACCGAGTCCGAGGCTCGAGAACATTGCCAGGATCATAACGGCATCCTTTTCGAGCCCGCGGAGCCGGACGCCGACGAGGACGCCCGCGCGATCGCGTCTATGCCGATTACCGCGAACTGTTTCGCGAATCACCTGGGCGTATGGGCTATCGAGCCGATCTGGTTCCGGGAGGCATTCGCCGCGATCCGCTCGGGGCTCTGGTCCGGGGCTCCTCGCCCGCGCGCCCAGGAGGACAAGGACGAGGGCGATAAGCCCTACGATACCGTCGAGGGGTCTATCGCCCTCGTGCAACTGACGGGGCCTATGATGAAGGGCGAGAGCAAGTATGGCGGTACCTCGACCGTCGCGGTCCGTAGGGCGATCCGGCAGGCGACCGCGGACGACGGGATAGAGGGGATTCTCCTCTCGATCGACTCGCCTGGAGGGCATACCTCGGGGACTGGCGAACTCGCCCGCGACGTCAGGCGAGCGGACTCTATCAAGCCCGTTTACTCCCATGTTGAGGACTGTTGCGCGTCCGCGGCCTATTGGGTCGCGAGCCAATCCAGGATGATCGCCGCGAGCCCTGGGTCGGAGGTTGGATCTATCGGGACGATGGCAGTCGTAGAGGATACGAGCAAGGCGTCCGAAATGGAGGGCGTAACGGTTCACGTTATCTCAACGGGAGCCTACAAAGGGGCCTTTGTCGAGGGCGCCGCGGTTCCCCCGGAACATCTGGCATACCTCCAGGAACGCGTAAACGGGGCAAATAGGCATTTTCTCCAGGCAGTCCAGGCGGGCCGCGGCATGGATCCGGACGCCCTCCGGTCGATTGCCGACGGCAGGGTATTCGACGCCGACAAGGGGCTCGATATCGGACTCGTGGACCGGGTCCAATCGATCGACGCGACTGTAAACGAACTCGCCGGGATGATCGCCGACAGGACCGCGCGCAAACGTCGCGCCGCGGCGAGGCAGATCCGGCGGGCTCGGGCCGAATTGTAGACACTAGCGCGGTTGACAAGTCCTGACAACCGCGCTAGATTTCTTGCGTGAGATAAACCGATCCCGGAGCAGAGTTTTCCAGGGACGGCAGACGAAACTATAGACGTTCGCAGAGTTCGGACGCAACCGATCGGCAAAGGTGCCAATCGGACGCGTCCGTTTTGTATTCTGGAGGAACTTGCAGAATGGCTACCAAACTCGAAAAGGCCCGCGCACGGCATGAGATCGCCCTCGAAAAGTGCGACGATATCCGCAAGGTCGCGGAGGCAGAAGAACGGGATTTTACTCCCGACGAAGAGAAGGCTTTTGATTCGGCAATGGCCGACGCCGAGGCCGCAAAGTCGGAGATCGCTTCCCTGGAGAAGCGCGCCGAGCGTTTCGCCGCGCTGGACAAGGAACTCGAAAGCGCCAGGAACGTACCCCAGGCCCGTCCGGACGCCGCGGCGTCTATCCAGGTCGGCCAGGATCGGCAGTCCTATGATCCGAACGGAGGTTTCCGCAACGCGGGCGACTTCCTGCTTTCCGTTGTGAAATTCGGCAAGGGCTACTCGTTGGACGCGCGCCTGCGCCCGTTCCAGAGTGCCGCGGGCTCGGACGAGCAGGGCGAATATTCCGGCTCGCGCGGCGCCTTCCTGCTGCCCGTCGGTCTCATGCCGGGGCTCTTGTCCGTTCCCTCCCAGGCCGATCCGACCGCCGACCTCGTCACGCGGATTATGATGGAAACCGCGTCGATCAAGGTCAACGCCAGGACCGACAAGGATCACTCCGACTCGGTCTCCGGCGGTCTGCGCGTCTATCGCCGCGCCGAGACCCAACAGGCCGAGGCGTCCGCGATGGCAATGGAGCAGATTACCTTGGAGGCCGATTCCCTGATGGGCGTCGCCTATATCACCGAGGAACTGATCCAGGACTCGCCGATCTCGGTTATCGGTCTCCTGGAGGCCGGTTTCCGCGACGAGTTCACGAGCAAGGAACTGGAGGAGAAACTCACGGGGACGGGCGTGGGTCAATTTTCCGGCGTCCTGGGCGCGGACTGCTTGGTCACGGTCGATACGTCCGGCGCGACCGCGGATGCCATTACCTACGAGCAAGTCCTCGAAATGCGGGCGCGTTGTTGGGGTTACGGCTCGGCGGCCTGGATGGCAAATCACTCCTGTCTCGTTCAGCTTGGTCTGATCGCAGACGCTGCGGACAGGAATATCCTGGTAACGGACGCGCGGGCGGACGTTCCGGATACCCTGCTCGGGCGTCCTCTGTATGTTACCGAGTATCTGCCCGAACTCGGCGACGCCGGGGATCTCCTGCTCGGGAACTGGAGTCAGTACCTCTACGCCGAGCGCCAGGGCCTCGAAACCGGCGAATCGGTTCACGTTCGTTTTCTCGAAAACGAACGGACGATCAAGGTATCGAAGCGCAACGCGGGGGCGCCCTGGTGGCGCTCGGTCCTTACTCCCAAGAACGGGCCGACGTTGAGCCCGTTTGTCGTCCTGGACGATCGCGCCTAGTCGCGGTCACGATCTAAGCCGTAGGCCAGGGGGCACGGGGTCCCCTGGCTCGATCGGCTGAACGAACTCACGAGGAGAATCAGACAATGGCAAGCTCGGTAGCAACCGACCTCCTGCTCCAGAAAAGCAAATACGAACTCTATCACCACGATCCCGACGGCACGACCGCGGCGATCGTGACTCCCGACGGTGGTACGACCGAGGAAATCGTAGACCTCAAGGAATACGACAATTTCCTCGTTGCCGCTATCGTGACGGCACTCACTGGTAACGGAATGACGAAGCTGGAGATCGTCGCCAACGACGAGGCGGATTTCTCCGGTACGACGGTCGTTATCAAGGACTCCGGCACGATCGCCGCGGACGCCCTGGGCGACTGGGCGGCCCTGGAATGCACTGCCCAGGAAATCGCGCAACTCGGCGCCGAGAACGACGTCGAACTCCGCTACGTCGCGGGCCGGATTACGGTCCAGAACGCGGCGGATGAATGCGCGGCCCTGTACCAGAAAACGAACGGGCGCGCGTTCGACGGACAGACTCCGGCGACGACGATCGCCTAGCGATCGTTTTCGTTCCCCTGGATTGGCTACGGGTCCGTTCTGGATCCGTAGCCGATCCCCTCTACCAGGAGTCTAGCTGTGAGCCAATTCGGACTTTCCCCGATGAAGCGTTACACGATCAAACGGTCGGCGGGCTCGCCTAGCGTTGAACCTGTCTCCTTGGACGAGGCAAAATTGTGGCTCAAGGTAGACGACGACGTAACGGAGGACGACGATCTAATCTCCTCCCTGATTCAATCTGCGCGGGAAGCAATCGAGATCTGGATAGCGCGAACGTTGGTCACTACAACGTGGGGCCTCTATTTGGACGACTTTCCCCCATCCGGATCGCCGATAGGGGTCCCGCGTCCTCCTTTGCAAGGCGTCTCCCTGGTCAAATACTACGACACCGACGGCAATATCCAGGCGTGGGGATCGTCAAACTACCACGTAGATACGGTGCAAAGCCCTGGCCGAATCGTCCGGGTCTACGGGCAAACCTATCCGGACGTTCAACTCGGGCGCCCGAATGCCGTTGAGATTACCTTTACTGCCGGATATGGGGATGCCGGTTCGGACGTTCCGGAGCCTATTCGTACCGCGTTGCAAATGGTAGTAGCCGACAACTACGAACACCGGGAAGCACAAACCGAGATCAAGATCGAGACGAACGACGCGGTTCGGCGTCTCCTCAACCCCTATCGGGTTATCGTGCTGAAATGAGGATAGGCCCGCTCCGCCATAGAATCCAGATCCAGGCGCCGACTCTGGAAAGGGGTCCGCGCGGAGAATGGTCGAACGACTTCGATCCCGTCGTAACTCGATGGGGATCGATCTCTCCCCTTACGGGGAGGGAACAGCTCGACGCCGGAAAAATGGAGGCGACAGTAACCCATAGGATCGTGATCCGATACTATGCCCAACTTAAGCCGACATATCGGCTCATATCACAGGGGCGCGTCTACAATATCGAATCAATCGTAAACGTAGACCTCCGTCGCCGGACAATGGAGATCCTTGCGATCGAGGATCCAAACCTCCTTTATCTGTCCGGGGATATCGTGGACGAGGACGGGGGCGAGATTACCGACGAATTCGGAACAGTCATAGGATACGCGTAACATGGCAAAGCAAATTATCGAGTTCGTAGAGGATACCTCCCCCCTTGGGACCGACCTTTTCGTAAAGCAGGCCGCGGGAGGCGGATCAGGGTCAACGAAAAGCGTCTCCCTGCAATCGGTCGCCGATCTTGTCGGCGGTCTGGAGTCCGTCCTTACTACAGACAACGAAGCGACAGACCTTGATATCCTCTTGATCAACGGAATCTACAAGGCCAAGGGGATAAACCCCGCGATCTGGCTTGAGCAAACCGACGCGCCCTACCAACGCGGGGCGTCTATCGTTCACGATGGGCCGGTCCTTCAGATTCAGAGGCGCGCGGTTGACTTTGGAGCGTTTGAGGCGACGCCGGTCCAATTCGATATGCGCGCCGATTCGGCTACGCTTATCACGGACGAGAATGGCCGAACAGCCCTGAGCGACTGGACGCAGACCGCGCCGTTTCACGTTGTCGGCGAGGTGAACGA